AAGTTCATTTACAGAAACATCAGAAAATGACGATAAAATACCCGTATCAATTTCTCCTCCAGTAGAATATCTTTGACATTCATTCAAGATTCTACGAAAATCTGGAAAAAACTTTTTTGTTAGCTCAGCAAGAACAGATTTATTATACTTAATCTTTTCCTCATCTAGAATTTTCTGAAGTCTCTCAAAAAAGAATCCTGCAAGCTGTGCTTTTTGTTTTCCTTTGATTGTAAAGTCAACTACAGCACAACGAGAATGAAGAGGTTCAATAATTTTGTTCTTATAATTGCAAGTAAAAATAAATCGGCAATTATTGTAGAAAGCTTCAATATTTGCACGAAGAAGCATCTGAACGTCAGAAGTGGTATTATCGCTTTCATCCACAATGATCACTTTATGCTTGGATGAGCCTGTAAGAGAAACAGTAGAAGCAAAATTCTTTGCTTGATTTCTAACTGTATCTAGAAAGCGTCCTTCATCTGAACCATTAATAATGTAAAAGTCCGCCCCTAGTTCATTGCAAAGTGCCTTTGCGACTGTAGTTTTTCCAATTCCTGGTGGCCCAGAAAGAAGAAGATTGGGAATCTCTCCTTTTTTTACAAAGTCTTTAAAGGTCTTTTTGACATCATCTGGAAGAATACAATCATCAATTGTTTTTGGTCTGTAGCGTTCTGTAAAGAGAAAATCACTTGTCATAATATTTAAATCAAAGGTTATAAATTAAACCCATTCGGGACGACGTTCGGGCATTTTGAGGTAATTATCTTTCACCCATTCTTTTGTAGCAATATATCTCCGATATGCATCAAAAGTGTCAATAGAAGTATCGTTTTTAAGAGCATCAGGCATTGCCCGAACAAAAGGAGTTACGTTTGTAATTTTCCCCTTTGGAAAGAGATAATATGCCTCTAGAAGAGTGTTGTAGCAGGCGTGAGGTTTTCCATAACGAAGTTGAAATTCATCACAAAGATTCATTCCGTGTTTGATTAACCAGTAGGCATTGTCAACGGACTCCCCAGTCCAGATGGTGCAAGGATGATTGCGAAATGCCCCCTTCTCGGTCGCGTATGGCGTTCCATCCTTCTTATGGAGTGGTCCGTAATTATGATACCACTTGGAAGCCACGATCGCTAGGAGCTGGCAGGTTTCAACTGGCATCTTAACCACTAATTTGTCAGGGAGTACAATCGCACTCTCCGCTGGAAATTTGTTTGTGACGAAAATATTCAAGGCAAATTCCTCAATAATAAAATAATAAAAAAATCAGAACTCACTATCGGGTTCAAGAGCAATCCAATAAGTCAAATCAATTCCCGAATTTTTAAATCGTGAAAGAAGTTTAGATGAAATTACAACCTCATAAGTTCCACCAAGAATCTTAAGATTCTCAACCTTGAAGTTTCCGCAAAACTCCTCGATTGTTTCACCTACGATTACGGAGAAATCATTTGAAGTTTCATTCTTTTTATCACGAACTACCATTTTTACAACACCGTTCTCACCAATTACAGACAAATCTGGAAGCTGATAGACCGATGCTGCTTTTAGAAGTTTGTCTAACTCTTTTGTATCTAGAATAAAACAAACATCTTCAGAGGGAAGTGAGATTGATTTATCTGGTGGAGTTACAATCACATTTGGATCCGCGAAAAAATACTTAGATCGTGACTTACCCTCTTTAATCAGAACGTATCCTTCATTAGAAAAATCAAGATCTGCATTCTTGTGTAGATTCAGACCATTCAAGAATTGCGTCAAATCATAGATACCAAAGTCTTTTGAGAACTCCTCTTCAATCGTAGCTTCAGCAAGAATGTTTTTCATCACAGAAATGCTGCGTAGTTGATTTCCCTTCTTAAAAAGAATGGATTGATTGATTGAAGAAAAGTTCTTCAAAAGAGTTACTGTTTGGTCGGAAAGTTTCATAATCATCAATATTGATACTTGTCAGTTGTGTTCTTGTGAAGACCTGCAAAATGATAAAGAAGAATGCAATAATGAATTGCTTTTAGAATGTCCATCTTGGACTTCCCATTCTTCTTACCAAAACGAGAAAGATACTTAATTGCATTAGACCTTGTAAATGCCTCAGCATCTCCAATACTTTCAATCAAGTCTAGAGTTTGAGTTTTGGAGTTTTCAGAAGTATAATGAGAATGATAGGTACTGGTAAGATATTCCTCCACTTCTTTGAGTGTTAGATCCTCTTCATATTTCCAAAATCCATTTTGGTTTGTATCTTTTGATTTGTAAATTGGAGTCACATTTGAAACTGTATTTGAAGTTGTCGTAGTCAAAAAATCAAGTTTATCGGCCATATTTATCAAGAGTAAAAGAAAAAAAGAGAAGACAAGGTTTTGCCTTCTCACATCATATCAGGAATCTTGAGATTCGTCAACCTCTTTTTCGGGCATTACAAAATCGGCGTCAATCTTATCGTAAAGTTCAAGAAATGCTTGTTTGGTTTCATCATCAAACCGATTAATGCAAACTTTAATTGCTTTTCCTTTATTTTCAAAGATATGATAGGCACGAATAATATGAACTAGACGACGAGTGCTGATGAGTTCATCAATTCCACCGTCAAAGAATGTTTTCCGAATCACATCAGACCAATCGCACAATTTTTTGATAAAGTCATCAATCTCAGTGAGACCAAGTGCAGATGAAACTTTTGTTAGAATTTTTTTTTCAATTGCAGGACTTGGATATGATTGTTCAAAAGTGACCGCGAAGCGTTCTAGAAAAGCGTCATTGAGTACATTAGTACCAATAAACCTACCATCATCAGAACCTTTACCCTTAGTGTTTGCAGTTGCAATTATATTAAATCCTGATTTTGGATAAATGAATCGCCCAATCTTTTTCAGAAAAAGTGGTTTTCCTTCAAGAATAGACATAATTGCAAGAATCTTATTTGCATCAGCAGCATCCATCTCATCAAGCAAAAGAATTGTCCCTCGCATCATTGCCTCAATTACGGGGCCGTTACTCCAAACAGTTTCAGTAGCACCTTCAGAATTTGCTTTTAGCCTAAATCCGCCAATTAGTGAATCCTCGTCTGTTTCAGCAGTCATATTCACACGAACTAATTCCCTTCCGAGTTGAGCGCACGCTTGTTCAACTTCAAATGTTTTACCGTTACCCGAAAGACCAGTAATAAAAGTAGGATAAAAAATTCCAGACTGAATAATTTTTTTAATGTCCCTAAAATTTCCAAATGGAACGAAAGTTGAATCTTTTTGAGGAATCAGATTTTGATTTACCGATTCAATCACACCAATTGGAGATGCAGAAGGAGAGTGATAAGTATTTTCCAATTTTTGAATGGCTTGACGTGTAACTTCTAGATTCCATTTGCCCCTACCAACTTTAAAGTCGTCAAGACGTTTTGTTACGGTTGGATAGGAAATTGACTTAGAAGCGCAGTATCCGCGAACATCCGCAGCAGTAAATTCTTTTCCGAAAGTGTTGCGAAGATCTTCAATAATTTGTTCGTCTGTCATTGAAATTCGTTTCATTGTGTAGTGGTGTACTTGAATCATTATAAGGCCCACAGGAAGCTCCAAAGGCTTCTTGTGGACAGTTATCAAAGTGGTAGATTAGACAATCAAAGAAATAAATTCTCCAAGAATCTTTTTATTCAGTTTTTTCGTTTTTAGAGACTTAACAAAAGCAGATTTAATCTGAGTCTTTGTTGCATTCTCTTCAATTTCAAATTCCGAATCTTGTGACAATGAAGATGCAGAAATTCCAAAATAAGAGTTATAACCAGAAGATTTAAGAATAAAACTATTCTCTTTTTTCCATTGATTTTGAATCTTATGATACTCCGCATCGTTTGATTGATGATAAAGATTTAGAAATCTAGACACATCACTTCCAGAAAGTAGACGAATTCCAATAAAACTTGTTTGTGGAAATTTATCTCTTAGATTCTTCAAAAGAGTGTCTGAAAATTGATGAAAGCTTCCTTTATAAGTTGTTCCAAGTTGCCGATCACGCAAAAATACGCGATCATATGGAATACGTTGACTTCCGATGTATGAATTCGTTTCTGATCTTTTAATCTTAACGTGATATGGTGGAGGATCTGCTTCCCCATCAGTTAGAATAATACAATGAACTTTTTGAAGCCTATTTTTTTCTTGAAATTCTGGAATGATTTGATGAAGAGACATCAAACTTTCATTTAGAGGAGTCCCCGAAAGATTCAATTTGGCTGGGCAATGATACTTATATGCATATGGATTGGGAAAATATTTCGCTAGACGCCAAATGTTTTTCATTTGTTGTTCAAGAGTATTTGATGACACCCTATGAGTAAAAATATGCATCAATGAAAATGATTCGTGAACTGCGAGAAGTCCTTCTTTCTTTTCATAAGAGGATTTTCTATCCGCACAAACATATTGACATTTTTGATAATCATAATGAACAGTTCTCCAATCATTCGTGAATGCATAAACATCAAATGGAATAGAAACCTTTTTGCAAAACCACATCAAATTATAGAGTTGTTTTAAAGTATCTAGAAGAACATTTGTCATTGATCCAGACCAATCCAAAATAAAAACTAAACCGTGATTTTTACCTTCTGGAATTGTTGTAATCTTTTTGAAAATATCATCATTAAATTGATAGGTATGAAGATTGGAGCAATCCAAAATTCCCGTCTTTGAGACTTGAGAACGAGAATATGTATCTGCTGCTTTACGGCATTCAAATTCTTTTACCAAATAATTCACTTCTTTTTGAGTAGATTTTTTAAAGGTCAGAAAATCCGAATCTGATTCTTTAAAAATATCTAAGGATTTATGTGAGCTATTATAGGCATCTTGCTGTTGAACAAAAGAAGTTTCAATATAAGTATGAATCTCCTTGTTCTCCACGATAAGTGACTTCAAATCTAGTTTTGGAACCTCCACATAAACAGGACTAGAAAGAGTACTAGACGCAAGTTGGCGAATTTTTTCTTCAAGTTTAGATACTGTCTTAACTTCAGGGTCTTTATTTTGGGAGGTAGAATTGGATGGTGAACTAGAATAATTTGATCTTTTAGAATCATTATTCTGTCCACTTTGAGGCGCATCCGTATTCATAGAACCATCCGTTGAAGATGAGTTTTGATTCTCTTGAGGTTCTGAAGACTCTGATGACTCTGATGACTCCGACTGTTGTTCTAGTTCGGATGTTGCTCCACCTGAATTGTCGTGATTATCAATTGAAGAGATTTTGATTTCTTGTTGCTCTTGTTTACAATATTCATAAAGTTTTTGAGCAGCGTCTAGAACTTCTTCAAAAGTTTCTGTTTTTTCAATTAGGGAAACAATTTCTTTTTCTTCTTCGGTGAAAGAAATATCAAGAAAGTTTCCAATTTTGAAATATAGATTTACTCGGTCAGCAAGATTCATAGAAGAAACGTCTTCATTTGCAATTTCAAAGAAATCTTGTTCGTAGAGTTCTTTGTATCCTTTGTAAAAAACCTTAGGCAAACCAGCATATCGCCGTTTAATCAATTTCTCAACCCGAACGTCCTCACAAATGTTTAAGTAGGCGTGGGGAATTTTATGAGTCTTAGTCCAGTCATAGTTGGGTGTGTAGATGGAATGGCTCGCCTCGTGGCAGAGTAAAATATCGTAAATATTTTCTGAGGCATTAGACCAAATCGGAAGAACTAAAGTCCGTGTATCTACATTAAAGGAAGCGGTATCAACATTACGATGCTCCACAAGAATATCTTCTGTGGCTAGAAGTTTAGCCAGCATTCCTTTGATTTCAAAATTAACCGTCATAAGGTTTTGTGTTTAACTGGAAAACAGTATACAACAAAAAGCCCCTTCAAAGAAGGGGCGATGGACACTTTAAAAACTGGATGCTTACAGTTTTGCAATCTTTGAGAATCCTTTGATTTTTTCAACTTTATAAACGGACTCAAATTTATCTTCAAGACCAGTTTTATGAGAAATTACAAATACATTCGTATCTGTTAAAACATAACGAATAATTTTAAGAAAATCTTCGGTTCCATATGAATCCAAAGAACTATCAAAAACCTCGTCAAAGAATATTAGATTACAGTGAACTGAGTTCTTGAACTTCGCAACTTCTCTCCAGGCAAAGATGATCCCCAAGTTGACTCTTGCTTTTTCACCTTCAGAGAATGATTCATAAGAAAAGTCTTCGTGAATTGGAGATTGAATTGATTCATTAAACTCTTCATCCAAAACAAAATTAATGTAAAAGTCCATCATTTGAAGATAACGATTGTCTTGTTGATTAATCAAAGGAAGATATTTCTTGATGATTTTAGTTTTTACACCATCATCCTTTAGAAGACTATAAGAAAAATCATAATATGAAATTAAATCTCTATGAGAAGATAAATCTTGATATGTTTTTTCTAAGTTATCTTTATACTCTTCTAACTTATCACGTTCAAGACTTCGGTTTTTAAATTGTTCGGTAATTGTTTGAATTTCTTGTTCCAAATCTCTGATTTGCCTTTGATATCCAGAGATTTTAATATTGTTTTGAGAAATGTCATTCGTAAGTTTTGAAATCTCCTTTGAGAGAATAAGAAATTGATGCTCTCGTTCTTCTTCCTCTTGAATTGCTTCCTTGAGTTGCTGATAACCGGAGTTTAATTCCTCTACTTTATTTTGAGCATCATTAATCTTATTTATTCTAAAATTATCATCAATTGATTGCGTGCAAGTAGGACAAACCGTATTCTCTGAAAAGAACAAATGGTCCTTCTTTAAAATTTCAATTTTGTGTGAAATTTTACCTTTTAGATTGCCAAGTTTTTTTAATTTTTCACTCGCACCTAAACAATCTTGAACCGATTTTTGTTTTTCAAAAATATGTTCTTCAAGAACTCCATTTTCTCTCATAAAGATTTCAGTTTCACGATTTAGTAAATCAATTTGAGTATTTTTCTTTTGAATATTTTCTCTTCCTTGATTTTCAAGTTCTTCAATAAAATTCTTTTGCATCCTGACCTTATCAGTCAAAGATTGTTTCTTTAATTCAAGAACTTTAATTTCATCTTTAGTTTGACGAATCTTATCTTTTAGAATTGAATTCATCGAAGAAAAGATTTTGATATCTAATAAATCCTCAATCACTTCTCTGCGATGAGCGGAAGAGAGTTGCATAAAAGGAATATAAGTGCTTGAACCTAGAATTACAATCTGAGAGAATGATTTAAAATTCATCTTCAGAACATTCTGCTCTAACCATTTTTGCTGGTCCATCGCAGCAGCACTTTGATTCAGAAGTTCTCCATTTTTCCAAATTTCAAAGACATTTGGTTTCATTCCACGAACAACTTTCCATTCAGTTGTTGCAATAGAAAACTCAATTTCAACTCTACAATCCTTTTCGTTGATTGAATTAATCAGTTGAGGTTTATTAATTTTTCTGTAAGCACGACCATAAAGTGCAAAGCATAAGGCATCAATCGCGGTTGATTTTCCCATTGAATTTCTACCGATAATAAGATTTGTTTTACTCAAAGTAAAATCAATCTCTGAGAATTGATTACCAGTAGATAAAAAATTACGAAATCTCAGTTTTTTAAATAAAATCATCGTCAGTATTTCTAGGAGGAATTACAATATCATTTGGTGTGATTACAACATATTCATAGTCGTGCATCTCACAAGTTTTTATCATTAACTCGTCTTCAATTTCAATTACGTGCATATCAGGATATCCATCTTCTTCTAGCATCATCGCATAACGAACAGCATCATCTTCTTCTTCAAAGAGATATAAGATATGTTCCCCTTCCTCATTTAAGACTGAATATGCCCCTTCAGATTCTCTTCCGTGAATTGTAATAATAAACATTTAAACTATTTCGCACGCTTCCCGATAAATCTCTTGCATCATTTTTTGAAGAATGGATTTATCCAGACTAATTTCCGCCTCCTCAATATATCTATTTAAGATTGAAATTGTGTTTTCACTTTCAACTGCTTCAAAATCTGGAGATTCTTGAATCTCAAAGTTTTCAAGAATTTTAAGTTCAGCAACATTTGATGCATAAAGTTTATCTAAGAACTTTTCAAATTTTTTACTATCAGTTTTTTTACGAACGATAATCTTTACAATTTTATTTTCGTATTGTCTTGTATCAAATGTTTGATATGGAGTGTCTTCATAGTAAATATGATAATGCATTTTGTATGGATTATCAATCAATCTATGATCTAGTGTTTTTGTATCAAAAATTGCAAATCCTCTTGAATCATTTAAATCTGACCAAAACATTTCATAAGGATTTCCAATATAAAATACCGTTCCATTATCCGAACGAGTATGATAATGTCCAGAAAAGACTTTTGTAAATTTACTGAAAATATCTGGGGAATTTCCATAATCAGTAATCATTTGACGATTTACACGAAATCCTTGAAGCTCTAGATGACCCATCACAACTTTGGCTTTTGTATTTTGAATCATTTGAAGAGTTTTTTCTTCATTTTCAGAACAAATCCAAGGAAGTAAAAGTATTTTTAAATCATCAATTTGAATTTCAGTGGGTGATGAATAAACTTGAATATTTGAATAATTTTGAAGTAGAAGTTCAGGTGAATTTAATGAGGTGCTATTACGATAAAAAATGTCGTGATTTCCAGTAATCATATGAACCTTATATTTTGAAAGTGGTTCTAAAACCACTCGTTTTGTCCATTCTAATCCAGAGAAATCAATGCTCTTACGATTATCAAAAGCATCCCCCAAGTGAATCACTGTATCAATTCCCTCTTCTTCTAAGGTAGGGAAAAATATGTTCTTATAAAACATCTCAAAATAATCGTGAAATAGTTTTGATGACTTTTTAAACGAAAAGTGAGTGTCAGTGAACAAGGCTACTTTCATTTCTCTTTCTTCTTTCTCTTAAAGCCATCCTATCACAAGATTTTCAAAAAGTCAATACCTAAGTCTTTGATAAACTGAATCCTTGATTGAATTATAATCAGAATAATTACTTCCATCATAATTATCATCATCAAAAACTTCTGCATAGCCAGTTTTTTCTAAAATTTTATTTTTAATTTCAAGTTGTCTCTTTTCTTTGTTAATTCTACGAATAAAGGCGTAATGAATAATTTGAGTAAAATATGCAAACGGATTCTGAGACTTTTCTGGATCAAAGTTATGAACGTATTGAATACTATTTTCTATTCCATCTGAAATCATTTCCTCTTTAAACATATAATTTACAAAATTAGGTTTAAAAGATAAATGATTTGCAATCTTTAAAATACATTCTCCAATAAATCTTGGAACTGGTGGTCTTGGCTTTCCTTCTTCCTTTGCAGATGCAATTTCTTTTCGGTACTCAATCAGAGCAGCAAGAAACTCTTTATTGTTGACGTAGTGCTCTGACCTCTTTCTCTTGGTCATAATGGCTGTGGTAATCATTTTTATTCTGTCATTATTATGTAGAAATCATAGCACATTCAGAGGGGATTGACAAGAGGTCTCAAAGAGTGTAGACTTAGCCTTGTCAGCGATGATACCACTACTTTAAGTTTCTAAGAGACTCTAAGAGATACTTAGAGACCATCTAGAGACGGTACAGTTTCTCAAGAATTTCCTTAGCATCATTTACATTTGCTAAGTAACCCATTCTAGGAGTAATTTTAGTTTGATATTTCTTTTCAGTATCAGATTGACGTAAATAAGATTGATAAAGCATAATCATTTCAATATCATAAGATTCAGATAATGTTAAAATATCATCTAAGTTAATAATAAAAATGTCTTCAGTTGTAGTCTTTAGCCAAGGTTCTATTTTAAATCCCGTCATTCCCATTCTATTTTTGAATTGAGTAACGACAATAGGTGAAGATAGAATTAAAAAAGTTTTATGATTTTCTTCTGAAGGACACACCTTAGCAAAAATTTCTTCTCCTGTCTTCAATTTAATTGTTGCGTAAAAATCTTCTTCCATTTACTCTCCGGTTTTAAGTTCTAAATGAATCATATCGTAATTAAAATTTTCTGAATTATAGATTTTAATTCTTTCAATCAAGTGATTTAATGTATAATTCTTTTTTCCTTGACAAGAACAATCATCTGAGATATCATAGAGAGTAGCCTTACTCTTATTCTTTCCTCTTCTTAAAACTCTTCCAATTGATTGTAAATTTCGAATTTTTGATTTACTCGGAGAAGCAAAAATAACATTATGTAAATTTTGAATGTTTACTCCAGTACTAAAAACTCCATAAGATGCTACAATAATTGAATGATTCTCTCTTTCAGTAATCTCTCTCACCAATTCTCTTTCTTCTAAGTTCACTCCACCGTGAACGAAAAATACATTACAATTATCAGATTTAAGACTATTTATTGTTTCATAAAGCAATGCTCCGTGTGTTTCAACACGACTAAACAAAATCAAACTATTTCCTTTTAAACTCAATGCTAAATTTGTAATCAATTTATTTCTTTGTTCGTGTGAAATTAAATATTGAATTTCATCTTCATAAGTTTCAAATTTTTGAGGTGAATGTTTTAAAATTAAACATTTAATTTGTAATTCTGAAAGATAACCTTTTTGAATCAATTCATCAGTTCTTGTGATTTTATATGCTGGACCAAATAAGCCTTCAAGCACCCATTTATGAGTCTTTGAATCATCAAGAGTTCCAGTAAATCCAAAACGATATTTGGCATTATGAAGTTTTGTCATAATGCCAGAAATACTTTTCGAATGACATAAATGACATTCATCACCTATTACAACATCAAAATCATCAAAGAAAGATTTATCTAATTTATAAATGGATTGCCAAGTACTACAAATTACATTTTTATCTGTTTTTTTCTCTTGACCTTGAAAAATCAAATGACAATGTTCTTCGGCATTCCATCCATAAGACTCAAAGTCTTTGAACATCTGAGATACTAGAGAAATTGTCGGAACAATGATTAAGGTCTTACAATTTTTTTCTGTGAAGTATCTTACGATTGAATATATTTGAATTGACTTTCCAGAACCAGTTGGACTTACAATAATTTTTCTTTGATATCTTAATGCTTCATAAACACCTTTAATTTGATAATCTCTTGGCTTATGAGAGCAGATTGAGTTCATATAATCAGAAACTCCTTCAATTGAAATATTTTCACTGACTTCAAATGGAAGACCGTAATACTTGTTCTTTTTAAACTCATAAGAGTAATTATGACTCTTTAATTTATCAATGAGTTTTGAAAGTAATCCGACATATATTTCACTAGTATGAACATTCAGTAGGTGAATTTTACCATTCCAATTCCGATTGCGATAACTCGGCATAAATTTTGCAGCCTCAACTTCAAAAACAAAGTAGGGCTGCAGTTCATATAAAATATGTGGTTCGCAAGTTAATTTGAGATAGACTTCATTCTTTTTTTCAATGATTACATCACTCATTTTATATGCCTTCAATTCTAAGGCTATTTAGTTTCTCAACTTAAACCTGCAGAAAATCTTAAAAAGTCAATACTATTTTTAATTTGAAAAGAACGATTTGAGATCATCTTTAAAATATTTTCCAAATACATTAAAAGTGTGTCATAATATTCCACTTTCAATGTTAATTGAGATAGTTTATCATCAGAGTCTAGATATCCTTGAAGAGTTTCTTTATCTCTCACTTTTTTTGGAAAAGGATTTTCAATATAAATTTCCGGGTCTGCTTTTCCACTAAAATATTCAATTTTCTCGTGACGAATTCTTTTTCTTTGTGCGTCTGCTTTCTTTTGTAGAAGAATTATTGTATTGTATATTTCAAAGTATTTTGCGTGAAGAATTGGAATGTTTAAAGATTCTTGATGAAGATTATCCATATCCATTACAGCATCTTTTTTCCACATTTCTTGAATTGTCTCAAGGTCAAAATTCATAAATTGTTTCCGCTCAAATCAACGATGTTGTAGATAGTATACTTGAAAGACACGTCTGCTGTAAAGTACTGAATGTCCGTTGCAGTCGCATCAAATGTTAAAGTAGATAAGTTATAAGGAAATAAGTCTTTGTAGATAATTTGAAAATTTGCAATTGAATTACTGTTTAAAACCTG